CTCCCTCTACCTTGCCGGGGCCTGACATCCTTAACAAACAGGCGGCCCGGCGCTACAATGTGCCTGGGTCAAAAAAGGGACAGCATCACAAGGCCAGCGGCTTTGTATTCCGTTCCCATACGGGACAGGGCCTTCGGTTTTCTGACACACAGACGACAAGGAGGTTCAAAATGTCCAACAAAATCTATAAGACCGGCATCTATGCCCGGTTATCCAGAGAGGATGCTGACCGGCTGGAGTCCAACAGCATCCAAAGCCAGCGGGCCATCTGTCTGGCTAACATAGAGGGCCACGACGACCTTGAACTGGTAGACACCTACATCGACGATGGGGAGACCGGCAGCAACACAGACCGCCCCGGCTTTCAGAGGATGATCCAGGATATGCGTTCCGGGCGTATCGACTGCGCCGTCAGCAAGGACCTGAGCAGGTTCTCACGGAACTATATCGACGCCGGGAACTACCTGGAGAAGATATTCCCGGCGATGGGCATCCGCTATATCGCCATCAACGACAACTACGACAGCATGGCGCCCGGAAGCAGTACCGATGTCATCACCCTTCCCTTCAAGAACCTGGTAAATGACATCTACTGCCGGGACATATCCATCAAGATACGCACCAGCCTGGAGGTCAAGCGCAAGAAGGGCGAGTATGTGGGCAGTTTCGTCCCCTTCGGGTATCGGAAAGCCCCGCAGGATAAGAACCGCCTGCTGGTGGATGAGGCGGCAGCCGATGTCGTTTCCCTGATCTTCGGGATGTATAAGGACGGTTTCCCTATCCTGAAGATCGCAAGGCGGCTCAACACCAGCGGCATCCCCACGCCGATGGAGTACAAACGGATGCAGGGCGTCCGCTTCGAGACGGCCTTCCGCACAAAGGAGCGGCCGGAGTGGGAGTATGTGACCGTCAAGCGGATACTCTCCAACATCGTCTACACCGGGGTACTCATCCAGGGGCGGCGGGGGACGCCGAACCACAAGGTACGGGTGACACGCCCCAAGGACGAGGCGGACTGGGTGCGGATGGAGAACGCCCACGAGCCGATCATCTCCTGCACCGACTTCGAGGCGGTGGCGGAGCTGATGCGCCGGGATATGCGCTGTGCTGGGGACAGCGACAAACATGACCTGTTCTCCGGCTACCTGTTCTGCGGGGACTGCGAGGGGGCCATGATCCGCAAGACCCATAAGGCAAAGGGTAAAGCGTATGTCTACTACAACTGCTCCCACAACAAGCGCACCCACGAATGCAGCCCCCACTCCTTCAGCGAGGCAAAGCTGGCGGAGATCGTGTTCCACGCCGTCCACGACCAGATCGAGGTGGTGCTTCACCTGGATAAGGTGCTGTGCTTCATAGACAGCCTCCCCCAGCGGGACCGCAAGGTGTTCAGCTATGAGGCGCAGATGACCCGGCTGGAGGAGGAGATACAGCGGTACAAAAAGCTGGAGCTGGGCCTCTATGAGAACTTCGTGGAGGGCATCATCAACAAGGCGGAGTACACCGACTTCCGGGAGAACTACCGGGGGCTGATCGAGGAGAAGCAGGAGGCTGTGAAGCGGCTGAAACGGGAACAGCAGGACGCCGCCGCGATGGGCAGCCAGAACCGGGCATGGGTACAGGTTTTCGCACAGTATGAGAATGTGCAGGAGCTTGACCGCCGCCTCCTGCTGGCTCTGGTGGATAAGATACTCATCTATGAGGACAAAAAGGTGGAGATCGTCTTTCGGTATCGGGATGAGTTCGCCAGGGCGATGGAAGTAGCGAAAAACTACAAGGACTGTCCGCTTCCGGCAGTGGGCTGAGAGGGAGAGAGAAAATGGCACGAAAGAGCAGAAAAGCACAGGCCCAGCCTGTGGCAGAAGTCAAAAAGGAGGCAGCGGCGCTCCCCACCGCCATCTATGCCCGCCTCTCGGTGGAGAACAGCGGCAAGGACGATGACGGGAACTCCCTGCAAAACCAGATCGCCGTCTGCGAGGACTATCTGGACGGATGCCCTTACCTCCGGCTCGCGGAGGTCTACTCGGACAACGGCAGGACGGGGACCGTGTTCGACCGTCCGGCATGGAACCGCCTGATGGACGATGTGCGGACGGGGAAAGTCCAGTGCATCGTGGTCCGTGATCTCAGCAGGTTCGGGCGCGACTATGTGGAGACTGGCAACTATCTGGAGAAGATTTTCCCAGCTCTGGGGACACGGTTCATCTCCGTGAAGGAGAACTTCGACAACTTCACCTGCGGCAACGCGATGGAGTCCCTGTCGGTGAGCCTGCAAAACCTGGTGAACGCCATGTACTCGCGGGACATCTCCAAGAAGGTCTCCACGGCGCTCCGGGCGCAGATGGAGACGGGAAAGTTCCGCAACCGCAACCTCCCCTACGGCTACCTCTGGAACGGGGATAAGACCGCCTATGTGGTGGATGAGGAAGCCGCCGCTGTTGTCCGGCAGATATTTGAGTGGAAACTGCGGGAGGTATCGGTCTACACCATCGTTGAGCGGTTGAAGGCCGGGGGCATCGAAAGCCCGGAGCGCCACAAGCGCAGGGCCGGCTCCCGCAACGGCGATAACATCCAGGGCGAGGGCTGGTGTCCCTCCACCATCCGGGGCATCCTGCAAAACCGGGCGTACATCGGGGAGATGGTCTGCGGGAAGTCCGAGACGGCGCTCTACAAAGGGCTGAAAAAGCACGTCACCGAAACGGACAAGTGGATCGTAGTCCCTGACGCACACCCGCCTATCGTTTCTGTCCCGGAGTTTGAGGCGGTGGAGCGGCAGATGCAAAAGGACAGCATCCACCGGGAGAACGCTATGGAGTGGTCGGCGGACATCCGGGCGGGCATGATCGACCTCTTTGCCGGGAAGATATTCTGCGCCGACTGCGGAAAGCGGATGTACTACAAGCGGCAGCGTATCCAGTGCAAGGGCGTTGTGTTCCGTGGGGTCTATGATTGCAGCACCCTCATGAGGCGGGGGCATGGGGCCTGCTTCAAACACGCCATGCGGCAGGACGCCCTCAACGAGAAGGTGTTCAATGCCATCCGGGACCAGCTTCAGGTGGCGCTGGACTATGAGAAGCTCCTGCTTGCCATGCGGGGCGGCTCCGGCGAGGCCAGCGTCCGGGAGAAGCACAAGGCGGCGGTGGCAAGCGTCAAGCTCCGGCTGAACGCCCTGAAAAAGAAACGGGCGGGGCTGTATGAGAGCTATGTCGAGGGCATCCTGAACGAGGAGGAATACGCCTTTGCCAAGCAGACCTATGAGGAGCAGTATGAAGCCCTGAACCGCCTTTTGGACGAGGCCGTGGAGCGCCGGGAGCGGTTCCTGGCGTCCATCTCCCCGGACAACAAATGGCTCACCATGATGCGGGGCGCTGCCGGGATGACAGGATTGACGCAGGAGCTTGTGGACGCGATAATCGAGAAGGTGCTTGTCTACGGCGGGGGCCGTATCGAGGTCGTTCTGAACTACAACGATGTATTTTACGCCATGCTGGAATGCGTGGAGCAGATAAAGGAGGCGGGCGGCGATGACTGATCAACGGGTGGGCATTTATATCCGCCTTTCCCTGGCGGACGGGGACGGGAAGGCCGAGAGCGACAGCATCGGCAACCAGCGGGAGCTGATCCATCAATTTTTAGACCGGCATCCCCAACTGAAAAATGCGCCCCGGACGGAGTTCGTGGACGATGGGTACACCGGGACCAACACGGACCGCCCGCAGTTCCAGGCGCTTATGAAGGAGCTTCGCACCGGGGCCATCAATGTGATGGTGACAAAGGATTTTTCCAGATGCCACCGGGACTATACCCAGATGGGCAACTATCTGGAGTGCGTCTTTCCCTTCCTGGGTGTCCGCTATCTCTCCGTCAATGACGGCTACGACAGCGATGATTACAAGGGCATGACCTCCGGCATGGATGTGGTCCTGCGGAACATCATCTATGAGGCGTACAGCAAGGACCTGTCCGTCAAGACCACCACGGCGAAGATCATCATGATGAAGCAGGGCAAATACATAGGCAGCTTCGCTCCCTATGGCTTTCAGTTCCATCCCACGGTCCGGAACAAGCTGGTGATAGACGGGGACTCGGCGGCGGTGGTGCGGCGCATCTTCGATATGACCTTGCAGGGGATAGGCAGTACCGCCATCGCCCGGAAATTGAACAGCGAGGGCGTCCTGACCCCCGGCGCCTACTTCCGGCAGAAAAATCCGGGGAGCGGACGGTTCCGCAAAGCCTCCGAAAAGAACGGCTGGACGGCGGCCACGGTGCTGAACATCCTCCACCAGTATGAGTACACCGGGGCCTTGGTGGGGCGCAAGCGGTACAAGGCCAGCCTCCATGAAAAGCGGACCGTCCCGCAGGATAAGTCCGACTGGATCATCTATGAGGGGGCGCATGACGCCATCATCAGCAGGGCGGACTTCGACCGGGCGCAGGAGATCATCCGGCAGAGGCCCAGGCGGGCAAAAGGGACACCACAGGAATATCCACTGAAAGGGCTTCTCAAATGCGGCAACTGCCATCGGACACTGAGCCGTTTCCACAGTACGGCGGGATACTACTACCGATGCACCAAGAGCAAGGCGGACGAGAACAGCGATTGCCCGAAGGGAAAGCTGTTCTCCGAGAAGGAGATCGAGGGCATCATCTTCCGGGCGGTCATGCAGATGTTGGCTATCTGCCAGGAGCGGAAAAAGCAGAAGTCCTCCCTGATGCTGACCCGCAAGGAGCGCATCGCCGCCTGTGTTGCGGAGCTTCAAAAGCTGGAACAGCAGCAGGAACGGTACAGGCAGGAGAAGTTCCGGGCCTACGAGGATTTCAGCGGCGGGGCGCTGGCAAAGGACGCCTACCTGAAACAGCGGGCGGACATTGACAGTAAACTCGCCGCCGCCAAAGCCGAACAGGAGGCGCAGGAACAGCTTTTATCTGAACTGGAGCATCTGGCCTTTCAGGATAAGGCGCAGGAGGATGATGTGTTCACCTCCTTTGCCGGGGCAACGGAACTGACGGCGGAACTGGCGCAGACATTCATCAAGGAAGTGCTGGTGTCCTCTCCCACCGAGATCGAGATCGTCTGGAAGTTCCGGGATGTGTTTGATATGCAGGGATATGCAAGGCCATCCCCGCCACCGACTGGAACGAGCAGACCAAGGCTGAGGAATGGCGGGGGGGGGGGGGGC